GTTCAATGCGTTCTTACCAGTGATACCAGAGTTGTAGTCAAGAACACCAGCCATCGCCAATGCAGACGCTACGTCAGCAGAAGTGATGAGGAAGTTCGCACGACCACGACGAGTTTGTTGACCGATTGCATTAGCTTCACGTTCGATTTGGAACATCAAGCCTTTGAATTTTTCAACAGACCAACGACCATTAGAGTCAACGTCCAAGTCGAAAGTACCAGCAGTAGCTGTACCAACTGCAGCACCTGGTTTAGCAGTGCTATAGATTGTACGGATAACTTCACGGTTGATTTCAGCAAGAATCTCAGTAGAGAGAATGTTGCTCAATTCGCCTTCAGCGTCAAGACCATGAACGCTCTTCAAGTCTTGTGCTAGTTCGATAGAGTATTCTGCCTTCAAAGCACGAGTCTTTGCAGTAACAGAAGTCTTTTCGATGCTGAATGCCATCTCACCGAAAGAACCACCACCAGAAGTACCTAGTGCTTCAGCTGCGGAAGTAGCGATACCAGTACCAGTAGTGTTAGAACCTGGATTCCAAGTAGAACCAGCGTGAGTGCCAGTACCAGAGAAGTCAGTATCTGCTTCGTTGAACAACGCTTCAGTACCGCCTTGAGTTGCATAACGGCTCTTCATTGCGAAGATCAAGCCAGTTGGCTGAGTCATTGGCTGAACACCAGCAACATCATAAGCGATAAGTTGTGGCATTGCACGACGAACCAAGCTGATCAATACTGGATCAAACTTAGCGATACCACCAGTGTCTGGGTATGAACCAACGCTGTTAGTTGGAGCAGCTTCGTTCAATGCGCCAACTTGCTCATTGTATTTTCCCTGCTCACGTTCTTGGTTTTCAAGAAGGATAGCAGTAACTTCCTTACGGTAGTTATCTTTGATTGGAGCAGAACCCTCGTGCTCGAGGATTGGTGCCCACTTTTTAAGTAAATCTTTACGATCCATTTTGGATTCCTTTATTTATTAAGTGCGGATAGATATTGTGCCATGACAGGATCAAGATTAGTTTTCTTTTCTTCTGTCAAGACTTCTACTGGAGCATCAGTTACAACAGATTTAACTTCTGTTAACTGCTTGGCTGTGAAATAACTTTCACGAATAGTCTTCAATTTAGATTCGAATGACTCAGAATCTTCATAAGCGATTTCATTTGCCAAAGACAAGAACTTTTCAGTTTCTGTATCTGTCAAACCTTCGCTTACTGTCTTAACGATTTCAGTACGCTTTGCTTCTGCAAGAGTCTTTGTCAACTCAACATTAGCTGCGACTTGTTCGTCAATCTTAGACTTAAGATCAGCGATTGTATTTTCCATCTCACCAAGAACGTCGTAACGCTCTTCTGGAACTTCAATATAATGCTCTTCGAATAGATCTTTAAGACCATTTACGAAACCTTCGAGAATCTCAGATTTCATACCTTGCTCTAGGGCGATTTCATTTTGTGCCATCCACTGCTCAGCGATGTAGCCGAGATATCCATCAACTTGTTCAATAATTCCCTGTGTATTCTGCTCAACTTGTTCAGCAAGTTTAGCGTTGAATTCTTCTTCGATACGTGCAACTTCAGCAGTAACACGTGCCATAACAGCTGCTTCGAAAATAGTAGCTGCTTTGGTTTTAAATTCTTCAGACAACTCTTCGCCACTTAGCATAGCGTCAATGTCTTCTTTCATTGGCTTAACTGGTTTCTGATCACCATTGTGTGGGTTCATTTTTCCAGTTGGTGCTTTCTCAGCATCTTTCTCATCGTCAACATTGTTGCGTGCATTGTCTGGGTTTGGAGTCTCACCACCATTTGGTACTGCATCACCCTGACGGATTGGAGCAGTGTCTCCACCTGCAGAGTTTTCTTTGGTAGACTTGCTACCACCTTCAGCACCTGCAAATTTTGCTTCGTCTAGTTGCTGCTTTTTAGATTCTGCTAAAATTTCAGCGATTTTTTGTTCGATTGACATCGTTATCTCCTAACTTGGATAGTTCTGTTATTTATTTATTATTTATCTGATTTTACTCAGAAAGTGTTGGAAAGCCTTCACCTTTGCTTCCTCTAGGTTTCTAGAAGAAGTCTTTCTAATAAGAGATTTAACCTCTTCAATATTTTGTTCCACAAACTTTCCATCAACAAATATCCACTCTTTGTTCTCCATAATACCTCTAACATATGCGTCAGGGGCAGATGGATCAGCTACAATGTCAGCAGCTGTAGATAACATGAAGTCATCTTGAACGATTTGAATCCCCTCATTGTTTTGCTTAAGGGATCCAATGGCTCTGCTCGAAACACCAAGATTTGCACCACCTTCTAAAAGACCACGTGCAATGTTACCCATTGGAGTTTCTAAAATCTTGGCACGAACGATATAGTTAGTGCCTTCTTTACGTAGAGAAGTGATCATGTGTGACACACGATCAAGATTGATACCTGGACCATCTGGAT